AGAGCCACCATCTCCATCTGGTCCACTATCTGAACCAGCACCTCCAGCACCTCCACCACCACCTCCATAGTATGGAGAACCTCCAGCACCACTAGAACCATCAAAACCTTGATTAGCAGTTCCAGAACCACCACCATTTTGAAAAGCACCTCCACCACCTGCACCTCCAGAACCTCCACTTCCTCTTCCTCCTCCAGTTGAAGTTATAGTTGAAAACACTGAATCAGAACCTTGAGTCGCATTTGCACTTCCACCACTACCAATGGTCAATGTGTAGTTTGTTCCAGTAGCTAAAGTCAATGGTGATTCAGTTGAAGAGTTTCTTCCCGATGTTTCTGAAGCATAAGAGTTTCGATAACCTCCTGCACCACCTCCACCAGATGAACCTGAAAAATAAGGAGAGTTGAGAGTCCCTCCACCACCAGCAATGACAAGATATGAAACATCTATTGTTTGCAAAGCCCACTGTCCAGCTTCTATTAATTTGAACACATCGGTCATATTGAATAAACCAGTATTCGATGAACTTGATTGTGTAGGAACTGCGCCTATATAGCCATATTTAGCCATAAAAGTCTCCTTATGAAATTTCTAGTATTGACATAAAAGCTTCCAAGTCTCCTGAGGTTGCGCCTCCAGTGAGTTGTATCTTGTCAGATGCTTCTAAAACAATTTTTGAATCTCCAGCCATTTCTAATACTGCATCAGCAGGAACTGAGACTGTGAAACCTAAATATGCCTTTGTTGTTCCATCAGAGTCAACCCATTCAGCTGTGATAGTATCATTTGCGCTGCCATCAACATTTGAAATTCTAAGTGATAGAACTATCGCAGTTGTTGAAGCAGGACAGGTATAAATATCCTGTGCTGAGTTAGTTATGTCAAGATTCGCATTCTTGAATGTATTTGCCATTCGGTCTCCTAAGTTATAGTGCTATTGCCAAAGCTATTGCATCGCCTTCTGTTGCAAAGCCAAAGTCAGCAGGGTTAATTTTATAGACTGTGCCATCTGTAGCATCTTCGATAACTAGCAAGTCATTTGCTAAGTCCACAGTCAGTGAAGATGTTCCATCGGTTAATGCTGAGGGGTCAATAACAAGGTCAGCTGTTCCGCTGGTTACTCCACCTGCAAGACCTGAAGTCGCAGAAGTTGTTATTCCTGTTATATCTCCCTGAGAGATGATGTCTGAGATGAGTGCTTTTTTTGTGCTGTTGTCTGTGACATCTTCAATAACTACATAGTCTGTAGATACAGCTGTAGCTGTTGATAGTTCATTTGCATCTAGTGCAAGTGTCACATCTCCAGTAGTGCCTCCACCTGAAAGACCATTTCCAGCAACAACACTTGTTATGTCTGCTGTCAAAGATGTATTCGTCCAAGCTGAGCCATTGTAGAATTGCAATCCTGAACCACCACCTGAGCCAGTGATGTCGAGCAAGTAGCAAAACTGTCCCTCTGTTGGGGAAGTTATTCCTGTTGTGCCATTGTCTCTTGCAGCTGGGTTAGCAAATATGTATATTGCTCTGTTGACTAACTCCTGCCAAACATTGACATCAATCAAGTCTCCAGTTGCGTAGTTTGGTTTATATGCCATTAATTTCTCCTAATATCTACCAAGCTAAGTTGGTATCTTGACCTAATCTTGATGAACCTATGACCCAAGATGCACTTTCAGCACCTGCGCTGGTTGATAGATTCCAGCTCCAAGTTTTGTTATTTGCATCGATTGTGTGTCGTATAGATTCAATATGAACACCGAACTCCATTGTTGTTGAAGCTGGGGTAGGAATTTTGACTGTTATCTTATCGCCAACTTCTCTTCCTAATGCTTGCGTCCATAAACTTGTATTGCCTACAGGATTAACAACTAATCCCTCAACTCTTGGCGATGTTCCTTCAAATGTTGCAAGTCGTTGATTTGCAATCTCTAAAGCATCTGAATCTGAAACATTCAATGTATCAGTTAGACTGTTTTGCCTTGCTCCATATTCATCAATCGAATTATTGTTTTGCACTATTTGTTCTGTTCCGCCATTTCTTGTCACTGAGACAATATTGACAATCCTTGTTTCATCAAAGTTTGTTATCACATCAGAAAAGGGGAGTTCTCCAACGCCATTTCCAAAAGTTGCATTAGATGCGAACTGTTGTGTTCTTTTATAATTTCTATCTCTAAAGGTTGCGTTTCCATTAGCACCAATAAAGAATTGACCTTGTTCAGCTGTTTCTACTTCACGAAGCGCAGTCAATAGGTTCGTTGTTGCAGGAACACCAGCTTGAACTTGCAAATCTCCAGTAGAGATTGTTGTGTCAGCTGATGGAATACCAAATGCACTAAGTAGCCTTGAAGCTCTTGCAGAAGATAATTCCTGTTCATCTGCATAACCAAGCCTTGCACTACCAACTAAGGAACGAGATGTGTTTCCTAATAGCCAACCTCTCGAACCTATTGTGTTGAGGTTGAGTAGTTTGAATAAATCTACAGCCTGCACTCTAACTGTTGAATCAGAACCCTGACCACCAAAGCTTTCAGGATATCCAGTGATAAATCCTGTATAAAGGCGATAAGTTGTTCCATCATACACAGCAGAGATACGAACCTTCTTGAATGGTTTGACTTTTGTCTCTCCAGTAACAGCATCATAATATGGACTGCTTGTGTTGAGTGGATTGAACCTGTCATCAAGGTTTGATAGAACGATTGAACAAGTTCCAGTCTGAAACTCATCTAATGCGTGTTGCCTTCCTCTATTAGTCTCTATGTTTCTAACATATGCACTGACATCTGTATAACTTTGCGAAACATCCAGTGGGTTTGAATCAAAACCAATTTCAACTGTGAGACTGACATCTGAGTTGAATGCTACGCTCATATCAGTATTCTCTTGCCTTGCTTCTGAAGATTAATAATTGCATCTTGCGTCACAGTCTCAAATCTTTCTCCACTGATATTCAATGTTGTGAATATCTTCACTGGTTGAACATTTCCTGAACCTCCACTAGAACCTCCGCTGTTAGCATCGCTGCCAGCAATATCTCCTAATGTTGGAGGCGGTTCAACTGCTGGAGGTGGATTTCCTCCTGAGTCGCTACTTGGTGGAGTGAAACTAGAACTTGTTAGTCCAGCATTAGCAAAAGCATTTTGTATTTCTGCAATTTTTCTTCCAGTTATCTCAGAAAGCTTTTCTAAAGTCTCCTGGAATGTTCCACCACTAAACTCTCCAAAGGCTTGTTCAAGTTTTTGTATAGCAGAAGCTTCTTGAAGAATATTTTCAGCAGATATCTTTGAGGCTTCAGCTAAATCTTTCTTTGCTTGAATCTGCTCATCACGAGCTTTCTTTTGTTCTTCAATAGCATCTTTGAGGTCTTCCTCTGCATCTTGAACAGCTTTGACAGCATCAAAGTATGTATCAGATTGCTTAGTAGATTCATCAATAAGCTCATTGAGTTCTTGTTTAGCTAAAGCTAATTCAAGTTCCATTTTGCGAGAACCATCTTGTGCCTCTGTTAACTCATCAATAGAATCTCGTAGATTTATAATTGCTAATTCTTCTTCAGCTGTGACCTCAGTCCCATCTTTTTGAAGCGATGTAGCTTTTTCCTGTGCAGCTGCAAGTTTTGCTTGTGAGTGAGCAACTTGGATATTTGCTTCTTCAAGTTCGCCAGTAGCTTGTTCTAAACGCTCTTCTTCACGCTTTCCTTTTTCCTGAAGACCAGTCAAAGTTTTGATAGCACTAAGAGCTGAACCCATAGCGTCTGTATATTTATTGAACTCTAATGCAGACATCTCATATGTCTCAGCTTGCTCTTCAACAGCGTCTGTATTATCTTCCTGTTCGTCAGTCAAATCTTCAGTAGCACCAGTGAGTTCATTAACTGCATCCATATTGCCTGAATAAACATTTTGCATTAATGAATATGAATCATTTAGATTAGCCATTTGTTTTGCTTGTGCTTTTTCAGCATCATTTGCATCACGAATAGATTCTGCATAATCGTGAATCTTGTCCATTAGACCAGCTGTCTCGCCACCTAGTTTTTCAAAGATACCTGATAATATTTCAGAGCTTTGTATGAACTTGATAAACTTTCCAACCATATCAAAAAAGATTGTTCCCAAGTCCTGAAATAGTTGGAATGATGTTTTTAGTCCTTTGAGAATATCATCGCCAAACTTATCTAAGAACTCTTGAACAGCAACGACACCTTTTGCAAAAGCATCTGTCACTAAAGGCAAAATGTCTTGTGCTAGCTTTGACAATAAAGGCAACACACCTGAAACAGCAGGAAGGAGTTCTTGTCCCATTTCCAAACCTGTTTGTCGTAGTTCTGCTTTCAGTCTTCTTGTTGTGTTAGCAAATCCATCAGAGGTATTATCTAAATCGCCAATAGCATCAGAGGATTGTTCTGTTATTAATGCAACTGTTGCTTGAGCTTTTTCTAAGTTTGTGAGTTCTTTGACAGAAGACTTGTTAGTCATCTCCATAGCTTTTTGCTGAACATCAGTTTCCTTGATGATGATGCCTAAAGACTTTAGAGATTCTCTTTCGCCTGTCAACGCTGATGTCATAGCTCTAACAGCTTGTTCAGCTGGAATGTTTTTCAAAGAACCTATGTCTCCAGCAAGAACTGCGACTGTCTTTGATAACTCGGCTGACTCATCAGCGGTTGCACCCATAGCGTTTGTGACACCACCAGTGAACGATAAAAGTTGTTGTAGTTCAGAAGTTGTGAAACCTGCTTTGTTAGCAAAGTCATCAACAAATGAACCTAAGGATTTTTCTGCTTCTTTGAATGTGACTGAAAAAGCGTTTGCACTTTCATCAGCATCAGAACCTAATTTTAGAAGGTTGACACCAGCTGCTGCTGCTCCAGCACCTAGAACCAAAGCACCTTTTGAGGCAACTTTCATTCCTACGCCGAGACCCTTCATACCTTTACTGGCTACAGAGCCAACAGTGCTTAGTTTACTAATCTGCTTCTGAGCAGACTTTATACCTGCTTTTAGAGCTTTAGTGTTAAGAACTATGCCTAGTTGTATTGGTTGTCTTTTAGCCATTGTTTCTCATCCTTATGAAATTTGATAATTGTTCTGAGTATTCTTGGAGTTCTCCAAAACTATATAGTTCTAACTCATATGGTTTGATGCCATAGAAATGAGTTAGGGCAGGAAGACTTTTTCGCCATTCTGCCCTTAGGCTTTTGGGATGTCTTCATCTAGTTCGTCTTGAGTTTTTACTGAATTTATATTCAGCTGACCTAAGATGTCATTGAATTTGATAGTTTTATCTTCTCGTTTAGCGATGACAAATACTATTGCACCAAGAACTTCCATATCAAGCATTGACGCTTGTCCTATTGCCTCCATTGCACCGAGCTTCGTCAGTTTTTTGACTTCCTTCCACTCAAGTCCAGTGATATCTGAATAATCCATCAGATATTGTTTGTCCCCAATAACAATTACTGGGTATTCGTTATTTTCTTCCATTGTGTCCTCTAACTGTTTGGATTTGGTTTTAGATGAGCTAGCGGAGTAGCTTGGGCTTTGCCATACATACTTTCAACTAATCTATCTAATTGCTTTATATATTCTTTTTGAAGTTCAGGAAGTCTGTCTGAAACAACAGGATAAATAAAATACCCTTCTCTTTTCTGTGGTTTCCATAACTTCTTTTTGAGTGGATTTCTAACTCTTAGAGTTGCTGTTGCCCCAAATCTTTTAGTTCCTACAGATTTTCTAATAGTTGTCCCAAAGGGATTGTATCCACCAAATTCAACCAGTCTTGCATAAGGATGCTTTGCTGGAGTTCCAACTCGGATAATAACTCCTTGTTTCATTCTTGCTGAACGAACAGAACCAGCTAATGCACCTGAGTCTTTTGGTAGCTTTGCTTTTATATCGCTAACTACAATTTGACCGAAGTTCTGATTGAATTGTTTATAGAGGTCAATTGCTTCCTTGCCTAATTGGCTAATAAGCTTGATTTGATAATCAATATCCACACCGACAACCTCTATTGCGGCTTCCAGTCCTTCTATTTGATTTTTTAGTCTTGACCTCTTTGACACTAGCTAATTGTTGCTCTTGTGAGCGCACCAGTTACTAACAATGAAGCTGAGAATGAGACTTTGTCTGAAGCTGAGCTGTCAATTGTGTAGTTAGTGATAAGTGCATTGCCTGTGTATTTAGGTAGTCCTGAAGTGTCATTTGGTCTAAAGTCAAAAGCGACTGAAGCACCATCAAACATTCCAGCGATAGCTGCATCAGCTGTGCTATCAAATGAACCACTTATGTCCATATTGAATCCAGCTACTGAAGCGATGTAGGCTTCGTTATCATCTCCAAAGGATGTGACAGTTAATGTATTAACATCACGACTGAGAGACATTGAATCTACATAGCTAGTGAGAGCTGTGCCATCGATTGTTATTGCTGAATCTTTTCCTGCAATGAATGCCATTATTTTCTCCTAATAGTTATATATTTGATTACTTCTTGTTTGGGCTAAACGAAACTTGAAAGGTTGCTGAACCACCTGTGACAGTGATGACCAATCTGACATATCTATTGATAGTGCCAGTTGGAGCAATTCTTTCTGATGTTGTTCCAGTTATAGCTGTGAAACTTCCTGCGGTCACATCAGCAAACGATGAGTTGTCTGCACTAGATTGCAATTTTACTGCAATGTTGGCAGAGCTGTCAGCTGTGCAATGTAGAAAGGCTTGTCCACCAAATGTTGTTGATGAACCAAAGTCAACAGCTGTTGTAGTAGCTGTCGCACTTGTGTCAGTTAGAGCGTATATGCTCAAACCTCTTCCAAAATTATCTCCAGTGAAAGTTGAAGAAACTCCAACTGCATCACTGACATTTGAATCAATTGTGTAGTTCTGAATTTTTGAGTTCAAAACAACACAAGGTTCTCCTGCTGTAGTTCCATTTTGAAAGACTGTTAATGGGGTAGCTGTAGTTGTTGAAAAAGCATTAGTGAGTTCTTCATCAACTGCATCAGTAGAACCATCGAATAGACCTGAGATATCAAGGTTTGCTGTAGATATACCCTCTATATAAGATTCGTTATCATCGCCAAACATTGTTGTCGATATCGCATTCATATCTCTTGAAAATGAAAAATTATTGAAATAACTTGTGAGGTCGAATGCTCCAAATAGAACACCTGAGTTTTTTCCTGCAATGAATGCCATTATTCTTCCTCTTCTTTCAATTTGTGTTCAGGAACTATGAGTTCTTGTTCAACCATCCATCGAGGTGGTTGCTTGACAGTGATTTCAGTTCCTGCTGGGAAATCTTTGTCTTTGATGTTCAAATCTACTTTTGCAAAGTATTTGATTTTTTTATTAGCCATAATTTACTCCGATAGTATTGCTTCAGCTTCTACTTGAATTTCTATCTGACAAAATCGTCCTTCGTCAGACAAACCATTCTCTTCAGTGAAACTTCTAACTCTTGAAACTAGGACAGCTCCATTGATGGTGGAGTCATCTGCTAGTTCATCTATAATTTCTTGTGCAAGTTCTAAAGCTCTGTCTCTTGCCGCAGCTGCGACTGAATCTCCAGCTCCAGGTTTGAGTGCATATGTGAAAACAGTCATATCAAGGTTCTCTTCATACACACTGCCAAAAGCTTCAAAGTCCATACTTGAAGAACCATCTGCAATGAATATCATTTCAGTTTTAGGAGCTTCATCTGCTGGTGGGAACTTGAATATTGAGACACCTGAAAGAGCAGCTCTTGCACTTAGTTGCGTCTTTAGGTTATCTCTTAGAACTTTTATCTGTGAGTTAATTGCCATTTAGACTCCGAATACTTTTTCTGAGTTTTCATCAATCCATTGGTTAACTTCAGGAATACGAGTTGGGTTCTTGAAACCGCCTCCTTGTGTGACAAGTGCTATATTTCCTAATTCATCATTGAACGAAGTCGCTCTATCAGGAATATTTGATGCAACAATCCTATCAACTAAAAGTTTCAGTCCGATTCTATCTACACCATTTCTGATGTAGTCCCATCCATATTCGTATTCAATAACAACTGGAAGGGGAAACTCACTTGTTGGTTTCTCAAAGAATCCATCTGTTCTGTGAATAAATCCAGCATTGTTATCTATTTCAAAATTAGAAGTTGCGACTGTTTCTCCTAATACTGTGCAAGATAAAACCTTTGTGATATGGAAACTTGGTGGAGAGATTATTCTGTCTCCTTCGCCTTCTAGTTTCACTCGGTTATATCTTGAAACCCAAGATACCCCAGTCCATTGTTCTAATAGTTCAGTTATCTTTTGCCTCTCATCAAGGATTGCTTCATCTGCGTAGTCACTAGCTGAGTTCAACTGTGCTACATCAAAGCTTCTTGCTTGTGCTTCAGTGAATATTGGAAAACCAATAATCTCGTGATTACTTCTAAGTTTCTGAGTTACTGACTCCCAAGTTCCAGTCCATACTGCATACAACTTATTGACATCTGCTGTATTAGCGATGCCTAAGTCATAGAAATATATTCCTGTTGATTCTTTTGTTGCTGTTTGAGCATTGACAATAACTGTTCCACCTTCATCAGTGACAGTCACAGTGACCGCAGCTGCGGCATCAGTTAGACTTCCATCCACATATGCTTTGACTGCTATTCGTCCTTTTGAATCTTTGATAACTTGACCTGTGCCATTAGCTACTTGATAACCAATCATTATTACTTCCTATTAGGTTTGGATTTAGATTTCCTCTTTTTGCCTTTTTTGGTATAAGGCATTAACTTTTTTCTTTTCCAGCTTTAGCTGAGGCAGTTTTTTTAGGAGCAGACTTGATAGCTTCAGCCCAACCTTTTTCAATAAGGTCAACTGCGTTATTCTTGTCTGTTTCCCAAGTTTCGCCTTTTTTTGGAATTGGACTGCCATTGTATAGACCTGACATATCCACGAGTAGTTTGATTTTCATTTTTCTCCTCTTATTACTCACTGGAACACTCGAAGAGTCGGATAGTGAAGGATTTTGGAAACCCTTCAAGTATTCCAGTCAGTGTCCATTGCTGGACAAAGACCTTCCATCAGTTGCCTGATGAAAATAGAATGATGTAGGGGATTAGCCCATAACCATTCTTTTGACTGCATTTGTATCTAACAAGTCGCCATCAGCTCTATAAATAAATCTGAAAGTTACTAAGTCATTAGCGAACGCATAGTCAACGCTTCTATCAACTTGGATGCCATTTACTTCACGAATGTAGTATTTGGACATATCTCCCCAAGCCATTACTTTTTTAGCAGTAGCGATTGTCTCGATATTGCTATCAGTTGCTACTGGAGCACCTAATAATGTTGCTGGGTTTCCTAATTGAAGTGAAGGTTGCCATAGGTATTGGTTGTTGGAATCTTTGAGTTGTCTAACTTCTTTCAAAGTAGCATCATTCATTATCCAAGCACCATTATCTCTATATGGAGCAGTAACACTGTGATAGAGGTCAATAACCTCATCAGATGTGATTGCTGTAGCACTTGCACAAGTGACACCAGTTCCAGCAGCGTTCATAACGCCATTTGGTTTTGATGAACCATTTGCAATTGCGAAGTCAGCACCTGCACCATTTCCTAAAGCACGACCTGCGTCATTTGCTAGGAAAGCTTCTATATCAACACCTTCGTCTGCAAGTAGCTCAGAGCTAACTTGAACTAGATACGCATATTTGAACGCGCCTAGTGTGACTGATGCTGATGTAGGGTCGGATTCTCCGATTGCTCCACCTTCAGCAACTAATGAAGCTGAGGATAGGGCTGTGATTTGTGGGAATTTGATATCTTCTCCACCGCCAGTTGGAACGACTGTTGCGAACTGTCTAACAGCTGCATTTTCGTCTAACTTGGCGATTATTTGGTCAAAGAAACCTTGAGGAACTAAGCCACCATCGTTGGCTTTGTCCAAATCTCTTTTTTCAAAGTTGTGAGAACGAATTTCTCCTGTTGCAAATTTTCTAAGAATTGAAGCATCAGTAATAACTTCAGCTTTCTTTTCTTCTACAACTGGTTTGGAATCAAATAAATCTCTTGCTTCTTCTGATTTTTTATTAGCTTCTTCTACAGATGCTAACTCTTGAACACGAGCATCGATTTCAGACATTCTGTCATTCATCTTGTCCCATTGTTCTTTTTCAGCAGAATCAAGTGAACGATTTTCAGAGATTTCTCTGTCGTTCAATTCTTTCATTTGCTCCCAGAGATTATTTCGCTCTTCGTATAGTTTTTCAACTATTGCCATTATTATCTCCTAAGATTGTGGAGAAGTGACTTATAATCGACCTCTCCTTATTGTTGGTTGGCGAAATCAAATTGTTTTATCAACGAATCTGATTTCTAAATCTAATAAATTTTCTACGATTTTTTTAGTAGTTCTAATCGTCTTTTTCTAGCTTCTGCATTGAAAACAACTTCCTCTTCTTCTTGAAGTAGTGATTTCAATTCTCCATTGTTATTAGCTTCTATGAGGTCGTTCAAATCTAAACCACTCATTTGAGCTAAGTTTCTAAAGCTTCTTTCTGCCATAACAGTTGAATCCTGATAGGCAGGAAAAGCAGTAGGAGAAACTTCATACAATCTAGTTTCTAAGACTTCTCGAACTACTGGCTCTTTTGAGTCATCAGGAACACTCCAGGTTTCATCAAGAACATCAAACCCAAATGATGAGTTCGTGACATCGCCACGCTCAATCATCATATAGGCAGACCTGTGATGAGGAATGTCTAAATCTAAACTCACTTCATAGTGAAGACCTTGTCTGTCTTCAGCAAGTTTTAGAGTTCCTGCTCTTTTTGAGCCGAGAACTAAAGAAGTATCGTGATTGAATAGAGCTTTGATGTCATCTCTAGAGGTTTGTGTTCCTCTTTCTTGTAGGGTCTTTTTGAAAGCTCCCTTGTTGATGACTTCAACGAAACCGCCACCTAATACTTGTGACTTTTTGTTGAACACAGATGCATAGCCAGTGATAGTTGCTTTTGAACCTTCTAAGGCTCTAATTTCAAACTGATTAGCTACGAATCTAATATCGTGTTCAGGTGTTGGTCTCACTTGCTTTGGAGCAGAAGTGAAAACTTTGTCTTGTTTTATTTCAGACATTCTTTCTCCTGTATCTTCTTCTTCTAATATCGCTATATAGCGTTCAGCCCATTTCTGAGCATCCATCTGATTTGCTTCTTGTATAGAGCCTCCCCATAAGAGCCAAGCTACTTGACCTTTAGTTGGTCTATCACTTTCTCCACTAAGAAATTCTCTTGCATCGTCAGAATCTAAATCAGATATGTGCCTCAAAAACCAAGCATTCATACTCTTGGCTTTATCGTGACTAACTATTCCATTAGCCATATCTTTTGCATCGTTTATGGTGGCATTGACTAATCCATCTCCACCAAAACCTTGTTCATAAAATTCAAGTCCTCTAACTGCATTATCTCGAATGTATTGTGGAACTTCTATATGTTCCCTTGTTTCAGGTTGAATAGTTTCAGGTTGACTATCTTCAGGTTCGTATCTTTCAAACCAGTTATTGATATATTCAATCCACGCCTCAGGTCTTTCGCTTGCAGCTCTTTCTAAACATATTTCCTTTGGTGTATCTATAAGAATTAACTCCGCACCAAATTCGTCAACAAATTTTCTTCTATCAGCTTTAGTAGGAGCTGAGTGAATAATCCAAACAGTTTGTGTATGACCTTTGTCCAACACTCTATCGAGTAGAGCATCTCTTGCATCATAAACATACCCAAGCAGGCTTTCGTCATGGGCGTGACTTTCTAGCCCTGAAATTGCTTGATGTAGTGCATCAAAATCAATAATTAGGTCTCCCTCCTTAGAGTTTTCCCTAACATATGTATTTTTTCCTGAACAGGCAGAGCCATACACTAAAACTGTTTTCATAATTGACCTATATTTTTCTCTTGAACTTTTTATCTGAATAATCAGTGAAACCCATCTGTCTCATCTGTTCTTCATAAAAAGAAACTTTTTCAGGAAGAGGTTTCTCTTCCCTGTAGTTGTTATAAAACCTATCTTCTAGTTCATCAAAGGTCAGCCAATATCCTTGATTTAGATGTTGCTGATTAGGTTTCCATTCATCGAATGGATTATTGTGTTGATGATTTAGATAAGTTGCTAATGCAGATGGATATATAGCTATTTTGAACTCTATAGGAGCTTTTGCTTTTATATGCCATTTGCCAGCTTTTGCAATCTGATTATTCCAATTATCAACACTTTTTTGAAAGTGTCGATAGTGTTCAATATCAGAACTTTTTATCCAACAAGTCCCTTTGACTTCAACCCAGCACAATCTAATTTTTCTATCAGTTTGTATATAGCTGACGAAGTTATCAGGAATATACCAATCTGAATTAGAGATGACAGCGAAGCCATTAGGAATCATTTTATCAAATGGGTCAAACCCAGTTTGCTGATAAGCACCAGCAAATCCTTGATAATCATTTCCTGTGTAGTTTCCACGAACTTCTTTTATGTTCATCTGCTGCATTTCAAAGTTGAAAACTTCTTGACCTGCATCAGGTGTTAGCGTGTTCGTATTTTGGAGAAAGCTTTCTGCTTTATTTCCCCAGTGTCCTAAATAATTTAGGATATCGTTGTTGCCTATTGTTTTAGGTTCAGCAACATTGAACCTATTTTGGTTATTAACCATTTTTAGCCTTTGGCAAAGTCAGCACGCCAAAAGTCAGCAAATCTATTATCACTCAGTAGTAGGAACGCTTTCTGTATCTGAGTCTTCAATCGATGTTTGATTCAAGTTTTGTAGATAAGTATTTCCTACTTTTTCATCAAGTGGTGGCAAATCTTCTTTTGCTCGTATTTCATTAACTGATAAGAAACCTGCGTTTCTTCCTAAGTTATATGCTTGATACCTTTGTGAGATAGAAGCTCTAAGCAATCCTGATACATCAATTCTTGCAAACTGACCTCTTGGAAGCATCATTGTCATTGCTTGTTCAATTCTGTTTATGTAGGGCAGAAGTGTTAGCTCATAAAAAACTCTGTTCTGTTCTTCAATAGATGAACCAAGTTTTGTTGTTTCCGACAAATCTCCAATGAGATATGGAGGAACTCTGAATAGTCCACAGACTTCAACCTTGTTGAACTTTCGTGTTTCTAAAAACTGCATTTGTTGATGATTAATGCTTATAGGTTTCCATTTAGCATTTTCAGTCAAGATACCAATATTGTGGGACTTTTTACTTCCTTGATGTTTTCTGTTGAAAGATTGTTTCAAAACTCTAAGAGCTTCTTCACTAGGTGTTGAATCCATTT